TTCCCCTCGCAATCGACCCCGGAATTGTGGGCCACCGACATGGGCGGCCCGCTGACGCAGCGGATCATTCTCTCGGCTGTCGGCGACATCACCGGCACCGACGGCACGGTCTCGAATATCATTAAGGCAGACGGCTCGACCGCGAGCCTGTCGGGCCTGACCGTCGGCCTGTCGGCGGCGGGGGAGGGCATCGCGCCGGGCTCGGTTATCACCGCGATCAACACCGCGACCAACCAGATCACCCTCGACCTCGATACGTCCCGTAGCCTCGACGGCGCCAGCGTGTTCTTCGGCATCGCGCCGGTCGCCTATGTCTACCCGCCGCCGCTCGGCTCCTACCCGGTGACGGTGCGCTATCAGCGGCAGATGCCGCCCATCGTCAATCACCTGTCGGTGCCGTGGTTCCCCGACGAGGGCTACCTCATCACCGAGTTGGCGTCCCGGCTGTGCGAGATCAGCGACGATCAACGGGCCTTGTCATTTCACACGCTGGCCGACACGCGGATACGCAAGTATCTGCAAAAGGATGGAGATAAACAGAATCGCAGCCAGGCGATCCAGCTAGACGCAAGAAATTTCGCTTCCGCAAGGGGAGGGGGTTATCGGCGCGCAAGGAATACCAAAGTGGCTGGGTGGCAAGTATTGCTGACATTTGCTCTGGGTACTGCGTTGACGCTCCCGGTATGCTGAGATGGCCACCTCTCTCCGCAATCCTGCCGCGGTTAACTTTCAGGCACGCGGCTTAAGCGACGCCGTAGACGGGACCAACGTCGCGCGCGGCGCGATGCGGGCACTGACGAACCTGGTGCCCGATCCGACGACGCGCGGCAACTTTCTCTGCCGCCCCGCCGCCACTGATCTGATCGTCCTGTCGGAGACCATTCCCGACGCCGGGTTTGTCAGCGGCTTCACCGTGATCGGCGACACCCTCTACGGCATGGTCGCCTCCAGCCTCAACCCCGGCCACGACCAGCCTTTTGCCTATGATCTCTCGGTCGATCCGCCGGTGGCGATCCCGGTCAGCGGCGTCACCGCCGCCAATACCCCGGTGAGCCCGCCCTCTACCGGCAAGTGGGTGCCGCCGATCCTGGCGCAGGTCGCCACACGCATCCTGGTGACGCACACCGGATTTCCCGGAGATGACATCAAGTTCGGTTGGTTCGACATCAGCGGTTTCGAGGCGACAATCACCGCCAACACGATCGAGCAGTTCGCGGTAATCGGCGATACCGTTGCCGGCGATCCGTTCATCTACGGGGTGCCGCCCGGCACGCCGCCATCCGAGGCGCATATCTGGTTCACCGTCACCGGCGCCGGCATCCCGGCCGGCACCACGATTGTCGGCGTCGAGGATGTCGCGGTCGCCAGCTCCGGTGATCTCACCGCCGCCTCCGGGATCGTTATTAACATTCCCGATACCGCCGACATGCGTGTCGGGATGATCGTTCAGGGTGTCGGCATCCCGCCCGGGACGCAGATCCTGACGGTCGATTCCGCCACGCAGATCACCCTTGACCAGGGCGCCACAGTCACCGATGCGGGCGCCCCTTTCTCGGCCATCGGGAAGGAGGTCGAGATCAGCAATGCGGCCACCGCGACGGCCAACGGCACGGCTTTTACCTTCTTTTCCAATACGATGATTACCGGCAACCCGAACACGTTCGGGATGCAGCCGGGCCTGGTGGTCAGCGGCCCCGGGGTCGCCACCGGCACGGTCATCGTCTCGACTTCGACGGTCACGGCCGAGATCGTCGCCAGCATCACCGCAGGCGACAACAACGCCTTCGCCACCGTCAGCGCCAGTGGGTTGTCGGATGGCATGGACGTGGCCGGTGTCGGCATCCCGCCCGCGACGACGCTCTTATCCGCCGGCGGCAATCTGATCGTCATGTCCAATCCAGCGCTGCTGACCGGCACGACGACGCTGTTTTTCAGCGGGACCCAGATCGAGGTCGCGCCGCCGCTCACCGGCACTAACATGGGCGTCGAGCTGACGGTCGCGGGCGGCACTCCCGAGGCTCCGCTGTGGGGCGCCGGCGACACCCAGCCGAACAATCTGCCGGAGGTGCCCCTCGGGGTCGTGCAGATGAGCGGTCGCGCCTGGTTCGCCGATGGCGACTCCGGCGTGCCGTTCTCCGACAGCCTCCTGCCCTGCGTCAGAACCGAGGACACGCAGGCCCTCTTGCCATCGAATGGCATGCCGGTGACCGCGGTCGCCCCGATCATGCTCCAGAACGCGCTCGTGGGCGGCATCGTCCAGGCCGTCATCGCCTTCCAAGAAGGCAAGGGGATGCAGCAGATCACCGGCGATCCGGCGAGCAACAACCTGCAGATGAACCTGCTGCCGGTGCTGACCGGCACCCTCGCCCCCAACAGCCTCGCCCCCTCGCCGCTCGGCCTTTTCTTTATGTCGCCGGAAGGGCTGCGCCTCATTGATCTACAGGCGCGGGTCTCCGACCCCATCGGCCAGGACGGCGACGGCGTGGTGAAGCCGTTTCTCGAAGTGTCCAACCCGCCGCACGACATGCCGGCGCCGGTCTCGCGCATCTGCGCCGCCGTCAACGGTCGCACCCTTCGGATCGACACACCGCGGATCGACGGCTCGTGGTCGTCCTACTGGTTCGACATTACCCGGAAGATGTGGACCGGACCGCATACCGGCGCGGCCTCGCTGTGCCGCCAGTGGCGCTCGGATTTTCTGATCACGCCGCAGGCCCGCCTCGGCATCTTTCAAGAAGCGCCCGACGAGCAGCACCCGCGCAACTGCTCCTTTGTCGAGAATGGCCGGCTTCTGGAATACGAGTGGGAGACCTCGCTGCTGCCCGATTCGGGCGAGATGGCGGAGAACACGATCATCGAATCGGCGATCATGGTGGCGCTGCAGCCGGACGAGCAGACCCAGATCGACTTCCTCGACGAGATCCGCGGCCCGCTCGACGGCGTGATCCTGCGCGGCCTCAACGTGCCGCCGGCGCTGTGGGGCACCGCGATCTTCGGATGGACCCTGACCGGCCCCGATCCCGGCACGATCCGGCAGCGGCAGATCCCGTGGACGATCCCGCTGGTCTTCAAGCAGGGCCGGGTCAACATCCGCGGCCTCTCCTCGAAGACCATCACGCTGGGCAATTTCTACATGCGGTACCAAGTGCTGGGCTATCTGCTCCAGGTGCCGCAAGTCGAAGCCTTTCGGCCGACCGACGATTTCTTTCTGCTGTCGAATGACGGGGTTACCATCCTGCGCTCGAACGGCAACGTGAACATGCGGCCGGACCCAACCTGATGGCGATAGGCGAAACCTTCGGCTTCTTCCTGGTTCAGGACCCGAACACAACGGCATTGCCTTTGCCGGTGTTGTCGAATGACCGCCTGGCGATTGTGCGCGGCGCGGCGACCACCGAGCAGACCTACTATGTTTCTCCCGAAGACATTCCGACGACGACTCCGGCGATCCTGATCGTGACGCCGGCGAGCGGCGATACGGTGGTTATGCCGTCTGGTGAAAAGTATCTCTACATCAACACCGTCGCCCTGGCGGATTTGACGATTCTCCTGCCGCCCGGGGCCTCCGGCGGCTACACGGTCGAGATTTGTCCCGCCGCGCCGATAACGACGCTGAACATCCAGGACAGTGCAGCGGCCCCGGTGCCGGGTGCCCCGACATCGGGGTTCGGCCCCGGCGCCGCCATCATCATGCGGTTTATCGATACGATTGGATTCGTATATTGGAAATAGCCGCGAAACGTCTTCTTATCGCTATTGTCCTGGCCCTCGGCCTGCCGACTGCGGCGCATGCGGCTTGCCCGCCAATACCGTTTGTCTTCGCCCAGGGCGCGCCGTTCAACGCGCCGCAGGTCAACACCAACTTCACCGCTCTGCGAGATTGTATCAACGCACTAGCACTGGACCCTGTCACCGGCCCCCTCACCTCGACCAACAACGAGATCGCGGTCTGGGACGGCACCACCGGCAAGATCCTGAAGAACGGCCTCGGCGTTCAGATCATCCACACGGCCGAGACGCCGACGATCACCGCAGAGGGGTCGCCGCTGACCTCGCGGAACACGACCGCGTTCACCGCGCAGGAAATTTTTCAGGCGGCGTTGCTGTTGGCGCCTGATCCGGCGGGGGGCGAAAACTACGACTCACTGCGCGGCGTAGCATTTGCCCCGGCCGCGACGACGATCAATCTCGTCAATGGCGTCTCCGGCTATGTCGTGAGCGATGCCGCGACGACCGGGTTCGGCGGTTTTCCGGCGACGGTTGCATTGTTCGGGTCCGGGGTGGCGCGCGGCAACGACGCCAAGGTGTGGGGCATCAACACATTGCTCTCGGACACGATGACCGGCGCGGTCAGCGCCGGCACCGGCAAGTCGCTCAACAACGAATTTGACTTTAACGTGTCGTCGCCGAATACAACGGTCCTCGGTTTGCAACTAGCTGGCGGCGCAATCGTGCAACCTGCATCGGCTCACGGTGTTGTGTTGCAACCGCTTGATCTGCCGAACAACGGCACCGTGGCGCGCTGGACGGCTTTTCTTCAGAGCAATGCCGGCGCCACCAACACCTTTGCTGGGATTGGCCCGAAAGCTGCCACGGGTAGTAGTATTAAATCACAGGATATAATTTTCGGTTTTAGAACGTCGGTTGGGGCAGACGACAACATTATTTTAACCGGCAGTGAAGCCGGTGGGCTGGAACTGTTTTCTACCAATGCCCTCTCGCGAGCAATTTCGATTATCGGCGGCGCGGGACGGTTTGCCGTACAGGACGGGGGTGGGTTTACGATTGACGAGAAAATCGTGATGCAAGGAACAGGAGCGAGCCTTGGGTTTGGGGCAAATGTCGCGCATACCACACAAACCTACGGTAATGCGGCCTCGACAACCGCAATCCTCGGGGCGGCTATCCATATGGTTACGCTGCCGACCTCGGCGGGCGGCGGCGGTCTGGCGGTGTGTGTCGATGCCGCCGGCGTCCTGTACAAGAAGGCAGCTTGCCCATGAGGTGGTGGCTGGTCCCGCTGCTCTTGCTGCCGCTGTCGTCGGCGTGGGGGCAGGCGGTCGATCCGCGCCTCGCCGAGCCAATGCTGCAGGCGATGCAGGCGCAATTGGCCTTGCAGCAGGCGATGATGAAGGTGCAGGCCGAGGATGTCGAGGCGCAGCGGGCGAAGTTGTGTGCGGCGATCGCCGATGACAAGCGGGACGGCATTTCGGAGTGTGCCGCGAAGCGGGCAGAAAAATAGCGGGCCGAAGCCCGCCAAGGTCGTCACCAAAGAAAGCCCTCTAGCCATGTCAGACGCTCTGACAGGGTTTCGAGGACACCTTTGTATCACGGTTTGGCCATAATGAACTCAGGCGATTTCGCGGGATTGATCGGGAGGCGCAAAATGCCGGCACGCGGCAAAGGTGAGGGATCGCCGGCAGATATCCGGCAGGATCGGGCAGGCGCGAAAAGGCCGGCATGACGCAAAAGGCGTTCGAGAAGTCGGCGGCCGACCGAAAGGCCGACAAGGCCAGGATGGCGAAAAAGAGGAAGCGGTAAATGCCTAGTGTATCGACAAAACAAAGGCGCTTCATGGGTGCCGACCTTGGCCGACTGCGGGCCGGCAAGAAAACGGTTTCGGGTATGACCGAGGCCCAGCTGAAAGACTTCACCAAAAAGACGCCGATTAAGTTCAAAGGGAGCGCCCGCAAGAAGTGAAGCTCGCCGTCGCCTTTCTGCTGGCTTGCCTTGCGTCTCCAGTGATGGCGCAGCACCTGCCTGACATCACCGAGCCGATCGTGCCGCCGCTGAACGATCCGATCAATCGGGCGTACCGGGCGATCAACGAGGCGTCTGCCCGGATCGGCCAGAGCGATGCCCGGATCGGCCAGACCGAAATTCTGCTCAACAGCGGCTGGTCGGCGGCGCCCGCCACGCTGTCCTGCAATGCCGGCACGCTGACCTCGGCCACCGGCAACGTGCTCTCCAAGGTTATCGGCAAGACGGTGTTCCTGTCGGCGCAGATCCAGATCGCCACCAACGGCACCTGCGCCACCGCGATCAATGTCGCGCTACCGCCTGAACTGGCTCCCGTGGCGCACAACGCCTTTGTGCTGCCGGGGACGCTGGTGGGCGGCCCGATGACGCGGGGCCTGGTGCAGTTGACGCCATCCCCGCGCATCAATGTCAGGCTGTTCAACAACGGCTATCCGGGCGGTTCCGGGGCCAATATCGTCGTCAGCGGCGTCTATCAGACGCAATAGCCTCGAGGAGGCGGTGAGATGTTCGAGGGAGCAGGCGAGCTGATGCAGTCGTTCGAGCGGGCGAATCGCCGGACGGTCTGGGCGCAGCGGGTCATCGTCGCCGGCATCGCGGTGGCGCTGTTGTGCGCCGGGGCCGTGGCGGCCTTTGCCCAGCAATCGCAGCCCAGCAACTGCTCGGGCACCGCGACCTCGACCGCCGCCGCTATCGTCTTCCCGACCGCAGGCAACACCGGGCCGACCTTCGCCTCGCAGTTTCTGACCATCGCCAACCCGAGCGCCACCGCCACCCTGTGGGTTTGCGCCTCCAAGGGCTGCACCGCTACCGCCAATGCCGCCGCCTCGATCGCCCTCTCGCCGGTCGGCTCGGCCGGGCAGAACGGTATCAGCTTCTGGAAGGGCGCCTTCCCGCCGCCGACGACGGTGAGCATCCTGTCGAGCGCCGCCTCCTCGCCCTTTACCTGTCTCTACGAATGACCCGTTGGGTGGCCCTTATTGCTGGGCTACTGGCGGCTGGGCCGGCCGAGGCGCAGTGCCTTGGCTTTCAGTGCCCGCCAGGCGTTCTGGGGGGCGGTACGTCCGGTGTGTCGCTGCCGCTGGATCGCTTCACCACCCCGTCCGGCGCCTATAGCTTCCGCAAGCTGCGCATGGCTTATGCCGGCCCGGCGGTAAAGCTCCAGCGGGTTGATACGACCACCCAGGATATTGGGTTTGTCGGCAGCAACTTTGACACGGCGGCGGCGACCACTTTCTGCACGACGGCCTGCACGATCAACACGATGTACGACCAGTCGGGCAATGGCCGGCACTTGGTGCAGGCGACGGCGGCCTCTCAGCCGGGTTATCTGGCGAGTTGCATCGGGGCTCTTCCGTGCATGCAGGCTCTGGTGGGGGCGCAGAGCCTGTCGGTGGCGGGCACGTTCACGCCGGCCACGGGTGTGGTGACGCTGAACGCGATTGCCCGGCGGATAACCGGGACGGGTGGCTGCACTTTGTTCCGGCAGAACGCGGTGGGGAACCGGCTGTTGATGGGGGCTGGTGTAGCCAACCAGTGGCAGAGCTTTGGCGGCACGGCGGGGACCATCAACGGGGTTGCGACGGATGCGGCGTGGCACACGGCGACCGGGGTAATAAATGGCGCATCGAGCGTCTTTGGTATTGATGGCGTTGAGGTAACGGGGTCGCAGACCGGCAGTACGACGGCGGGGCAGACGCTGGCGTTCAGCGGTAGCGGCACGGCGACGTGTGCGTACACCGAGGCGGTACATTGG